CAATAAACTACTTTAATCCTTCTACAATTATCGGAGGATTAACATATATTAAACTATCTGCTGTTCCTTCTAACCAAAGTGCTATTGCTCCAGGAAGAAATGAAGCATTAGAATTTGACCTTTCTCAATCCAGATTTAATATTGTATATACAGATGCGTTGAACTAATGTCAGTACATAAAGATAAAACCTTACTAGATAATAATCGAACGTTGCTTAATCTTCAAAGGTCGGAGGTTGAAAGAGCATTACCTGAACACATTAGGTCGGAGTACCCTAATCTTTTAAAGCTATTTGATTATTATTACGAATGGTTGGACTCTGCAGACAACTTTGGGGGGATGATCCATCAGCTCTATAGAAATAGAGATGCAACCCAGGTTCCTGATAGGCTATTGGAATTCCTAGAAGATGAATTACTATTAGGTCAATCATACTTTGGCGGGTTCCAAAATAAAAGAGAAGCTGTTAAATTTAGTAACCTACTATACAGATCAAAGGGAAGTAAATATAGCATTCAACAGTTCTTCCGTGGATTCTTTGGAATTGACCCGACTATATCCTATCCGAAGGAACAGATCTTTAAAGTTGGACCTGAGATAGATTATAGTAAAGATAGTATTAACTTGGCCGGACAACAGATTAAGGTCGAAGCTTCCAAGATTGGTCCTGAATCTAGAAAGTATATTACTGACGATAAACTATACCAAGTTATGTCGATTCTTATTAGGTCTAGTATTCCATTTGAGCAATGGAGAGATGTTTATAAACTCTTTGTTCATCCTGCAGGCGTTTATGTTGGCGGTGAGATTCTACTTGAGCTAGTTAACGTTGACTGGAATAATATAGAACATAATCCTTTACTAGACAACAATGGTGCTATTGATTACAGACAGGATGAAAAAGGTGATGATCTAGAGAGCTTGCTGAGCTCCGAATTTGAGGGTGATTTTGCCCTTACAGCTGACTTCGATGTAACTCTAATAAATAAAGGAGATGGCACCATCGGGATGCAACGTCAAAGAGTCGATCAGACATTTGTCAACGTCGAAACCCTTACCCTTGATCAGATTGACAACGGATACGATATTAGAGAACTACTATCACCGAACTCAGTCACAATGGATGACTCTGATACTCAGACTACTGCAACACCAGATGCGGTGAACTTCTCACAGGATCTGGATCCTGATGTTAGAATCGGCGTATCTACATTCGATGAGCATACCTATAGTACATTGTTCGATTCAGCATATAACTCTGCGGATTCTGCTAATTATCCGTTTTAACATATATAAATACTTTTAGTTTAAAAGAGAGCTAGATATGGCAAGAGAAAATATTAACACCGGCACAATCGCTAACGACGGAACTGGTGACAGTTTAAGAACTGCTGGTGTGAAGATTAATAATAATTTTACAGAACTATATAGTCTGTTAGGAGGTGATGCCGGTGGTGCTGGTACTACAAGATTGACCGATAGTGGATTAACTATTATTGGCACTAGCTTCAATACTTTAATCGGGGCCGTTGATCCTGGATCAGAGGTTGATATTGATTTTCCCGCTGAATCTGGAACGGTCTTAGTTACATCAGCAACCCAAACAGTAACCAATAAGACTATCAGTGCTGATGACAATACCTTTTCTGGCATCGCCGCTTCTAGCTTTGTACTATCGGATGGATCCGGTAATATTGATGGTTCAGCTGCGCAAAAAACTATTCCGACGGGTGCAGTTATTGGGACAAGCGATACCCAAACTATGTCTAATAAGTCATTGATTCGTCCAAGGATTGAACAATGGCTAGCAGACTCAGCAGGTCTTCCAGTAATCTCTTTCAATCCGCAGTCCAGTACGACTAACAGAATTAAGGTAGATAATGCTAGCTCAGGCTCACCTCCCATTATATCTGCAGTAGGATCAAGCGATACAAACATTCACCTATACGTTGATGCAAAGGGAACTGGTTCGACTAAATCCAATAAGGTGGCTTACGGTACTCCAGCAAATTTAACTACAAACGATACTGCAAATATCAGCCAATATGGTAACATCGTTTTAAATGCTAGCTCTTTGACAGTCACGGTTCCGAACGGTACATTAAGTGGTGAAGTAAAAATATTCACTAACATCAACGCTTCTAATGCAACAGTAGATCCTACATCCTTTAACCAAGGGTCAGATATTACTTTGGCGCAATATGAAACGGTAACTCTAGTATGGCACAACTCTAGCTGGTTCGTAACTGGCGGCTACGGGTACACAATTAATCCATAGGACTTAGGCAATGGTAGCAAAGATTACAGATAAATTAAAGAAACAATTAGTTCAACAGATATTTGACGAGGCCACTGGTGTAAAGTTAGGCGACTCTGATAATTACTTCTATGTTGCCGTTGGACGTTCACAATCATGGGATGATGATGCCAATCCAGATGTTCCGTTTCCTTATGATCGTGAGGAAAAACTATTTAGATATAATCTGCAATCTTTAAAAACATTCTCTTCACATTCTTTCGTAGTATCCATGGAGGGTAAAGATTGGTCTAGTGGTTCTGTATATGTAGGATACAGTGACGCATCCACCGGGCAATCAGCTAACTATTATGTTAGGACTGATGATAACAACGTATATGTTTGTATTAGGCAAGGTAAAAACGCTGACGGATCTCCTAGAACATCAGTGGATAAACCAAATCATACTGATACAACGCTGCTACAAGAAACCAACGACAAATATATTTGGAAATACCTGTACACTATCTCAACAGCAGATGGTAACAACTTCCTAACATCAAACTTTATGCCAGTTAAATATGTGGACTCTGCAGAGGCAACCGATCCATATTTTGGCCAATATACTATTCAGAACGCAGCCGTGCCGGGCCAAATTGTTGGCTATAGAGTTCTAGAAACAGGCTCTGGTTATACAACATCTGACACTGTTACCGTTATTGGGGATGGGTCTGGTGCTACCGGGCATGTTATTCCTGATGGTACTGGAGGAATTGCTGCGGTAGAGGTTGGAGATAGTGCAAGAGCTGGTTCAGTTGGATTTGGAGATATGGCTGCATATATGGGCAGCGGATATTCGCAAGCTAATGTAACTATTTCTGGTGGATCCGGAGGTAAGGTCGTACCAATCTTTGGACCAAGAGCCGGTTTGGGTGCTAATCCAATCGATGATCTAAGATCCACTGCTATTATGTTCAGCGTTAAGCTAGAGATTGAAGATGAGTTTGAAAACGGTGGAAAGTTCCTAACAGGTAACGACTATCGTCAGGTAGGAGTATGGAAGAACCCAACACAGTATGGTAGTTCTACCCCATTTACTGCTACTTCGGGGACTGTAGCTAAAAAGCTAAGATTAACTGCTATACCATCTCAGATTGCTTATCTAAATGATACGACTGTCACTGGTACAAGTACAGCCCAAGCCTATGTAGATTACGCAAAAGATTCAGACATTTGGATCCACCAGACCGAAGAAACAGGATTTACGGATTTCCAAATTGGTGATACACTTACACTAGATCCGGCATCAACTGGAGATACTCTTACGGTTGATACTATTACTAATCCGGACGTAGATCCCTACTCTGGCGAGATCTTATATATTACTAATATTGAACCTATTATTAGACAACCCGACGGAACGGAAGATCTAAAAGTTATTATAAAGCTCTAAGGATAGAAAATGGCAACTAATTTAAATAACACGACATTCTTGGCAGAATATAATGATGACTATAGAGATAGCGATCATTATCATCGTATCCTTTTTAATAATGGTAGAGCTTTGCAAGCCCGAGAGCTTACACAGTTACAGACTATTATTCAGAAAGAGTTAGAAAGGCTGGCCAAATTTATTGTTACTGAAGGAGCTATATTTAATGCTGGTACAAACATAGCAGCGGGTACAGAATCTCAAGCCTTTACATACCTAATAGTCGACTCCCTTCCAGTAAACTATTCTGAATTAATCGGGACAGAAATCGATAACGGTGAGACCTTCGCAGAGGTAAAAAAAATCATACCAGCAAATACTGATGTAGGGGATCCTAACAACGTCGTAATTGTAAGATTGACTAGGGGTAAGACTGGGGGATCAATTCCCAGTGTTAATCCTTCAGAAATAGCCAACTTTGCATTGGGTGATATTCTTGATACGACACTTGGATCTGGGGTTCTTACTATTAAACCTGATGCTGGATCTATCGGGTCAACCGCTATGGTGGAGGTGCCAACATTTAATACGTACGCTGGCGGTCACTTACTGTTTGTAGAGGCGCAATCAATTGTTATCGGGAAATATACCGCCACACCAACAGTTAAAGTAGGGTTTAAACTTAGTGAACAAATAGTCACAGCTAGTGACAATATAGCATTGTATGATAACTCAGGTGCTACACCTAACCTTACCTCACCTGGTGCGGATCGTTTGAAAATCACTTTGACCTTAACAACTGCAGATAAGATCGTGGCTGGTGAAACATTCTATGAACTCTATGATATTGTAAATGGGGTTGCAGAGCTTACTAATGATTCGAATAAAATTTTAGCAGAGGTTGGTGGGATTTTAAACGAAAGAACTAGTAGTATTACTGGCGACTTTATTGAACAAAAGGCTGGTGGTAGCTTTGGCGTAACTATTAATAAGGATAGTGCCGATGATAGATTTCTTTCATATGAGATAGAACCCGGTACGGCCTTTGTTAATGGTAGAAGAATAACTAGAAATTCCAAGAGCTTTATTAGAGTTGCAAAGCCTAGAAGTCTAGAGTTTACAGGTACTTATGAGGATGTTTTAACAAAATCAAATGAAGTAGTAAATGCCAAATATGGTAACTATTTCCTTGCAGCTGTCAATGATACACTAGGAATGGTGGATCTAGTAGACACATTAAGTACTGTTAATCTATATCCAAATACAACGTCGGCATTTGTATTCGCTGACACGCACTCGTACGGTACGGCGCGTGTGAGAAACGTAGACAAAGTTGGCGATTTCTATAGAATTCATGTATTTGACCTGAATATGGATTCTGACGGTCTAATGAATGGTACACCTGCAAGTATTAAAGCTGTTAGAAGTATTGGCGTTGATTCAGGTAACTTTGCAATCTTAAGTGATTTCCAAGGCGATTTTGATATTATCGATAGAGATGATAATACTATGCTATTCTCGCTATCAAACGCCAGGGTTCAGGATATTCAATCATTTTCTACTGATGTAGCTAGAATAGCTACCGGAACCCCAATTGGTGGTGCGGTTTCATTTAACCTAACTGGGTTGAGCGATGGGACATTGCAAAAGTATGAAGATTGGATTGTTGCTTATGACAGTGGAGGACAACTATATACCACTCCGACTGTTACTTCTGGCGGTGTTGGAAATACTAGTGTTACAATTGATGGATTACCAGAAAATAAACCTGTCCACGCACTATTATATACTAGTGAGACATCACAGCTAAAAACTAAAACGATTACACCGACTGTTGCATCAGGTAACTGGCATAATGATTCAAACCTATCTTTGACCAATGGCATAGTTAATCTATCCAAATCAGATATTTTTAAATTTAATAAGGTCTATGATGATACAGATCTGACAGATATTACGTATAAATTTATAACGGACAACGGCCAAAGAGATAATTATTATGGCCCAGGTCAATTAAGATTGAAAGCTGGAGCGACACCTCCTTCTGGAACTTTTTGGGTTCAATATCGTTACTTTGAACATAGTGTTCCAACCCCATCATATGCATTAGGATATTTTGGACCTGCATCCTATACTGGAAACCCAGATTTTGATTGGGGTGACATTCCATACTATACTAAACAAAATGGCATTCAAATCAAACTCAGTGACTATATTGACCTAAGACCTACAAAAGATGCTAGTGGCAACTTTACAAGAATAGAGCCAATCCCACAAAATACTGATAAAATGACTGTCAGCTATGCTAGATATTGGCTACCGAGAACAGATGTATTAACTATGTCACCAGAAGGGATATTATCTAATTATTCTGGAAACTCCGGCGTAGTTCCAAGACCTCCTGAGAACATCCCTCCAAACCATATGGTTCTAAGCACTATATCTTTGAACCCATACGTATTAAATAAAAATGACTTAGGGATAACCCCAACAGATAACCGTGGATTTAAGATGCGGGATCTTCGGGCGATGGACAGAAGACTTCAAGCCACAGAAAGATTTTCAACATTAGCCCTGGCAGAATTGGATCTTATGAATCTTTCTGTTGTAGATGAAAATGGGACTGTAAGAGAGATTAATGGATTTGTTGGGGATGGATTTAATAGTCTCGTCCAAAGTAATATAAACGATGTTGATTATAGAGGAGATATCAGGGGATCATATTTAACCCCTATGGTTTATAGAAGAAAAATAAATCTGTCATATGATGAGGTCAATTCTAGTGGTGTTGTAAGAAAGGGCCAAACAGTTTGGCCGACGTTTACAGAAGAAGTATATATATCTCAGGATAAACCTACACAGTATGAGAATGTTAACCAATTTGATCTAGGTGGTTTCTATGGATCGGGTAGATTAAGCCCAGGTGAAGATAGATGGACCGAAAGAAAATTGATGGATAAGGCGTATGCTTCTGTCAGTAATACAGCTCTATTCGAACCTGGTGATAATGCAGACGTCGTAACTCAAGTCATGTTTGAGTATCCAAATTACGGTAGTGCTGCTGGCGAAACGGGTGCGGATAAAGGCCCATAATAAGAAAAGGATTTTAAAAACGATGAGTTCTTTGGCACCAGATGAATCACTACGGCCGAGGGCAAGGCCCAGCGTGCAAAACACTGCTAGGGATTGGCAAGGGCCAATCGATGAACGACCCACCTACGTGAAAAAGGGTTTTAGTAGTCTTTATGATTATCATGAATCGCTGCAAGGCAAAGATCGCCCTGCTCCGAATTATGCTGCAGCGGTGGTGGTGAAGAAGAAGGCCACGCCACCTCCTGCAAAGTATGATCTCACCCTAGGATATGATCCGATCTCTATTTTCAGGCCTAAATTTATATACTTTGAATTTAATGGATTGAGGCCGAATATACCCCATTACTTCTTCTTTGGTGAAGTTCTAGTTAACAAGTGGGTAAACACTAGTAAAACAGAGAATGATTTAATATCCGCTTCAAGAAACTCTGCATTACTAGAACCCGGAGAACGATATAAATCTGCTACGTCCTTCCCCTCTGCTCAAGGTGGGCCTACTAATGGTGGTGGAGATACCCCTATTGCAGCAACTGCAGCTGGTAGGTTATCGGGTTTATTTTTCGTACAAAGTAATGATACCGTCAATTTTCCTATTACCTCGGCAGGAATAAATCTAATAGTAACTGACATTGATGAAATCAATTTGGATAAATGCAAATCTATTGCTGGGGCTACTTTCTACGGCTACGGACAATATGAAAATTACTTTAATGGAACAGCTGCAGAAATTGCAGAGGCCAAGAAAATTCAAGAAACGTTGCAACAGAATTCTATCCCGAGTGAAGAAATAGTATAATAGGAAAAGTAAATGCCAAATTTATTACAAGCCGTAAACAATATTAACCCACTAGCTCAAACAGTGGTGATTGCTGAAGACTCGGTCATTACAAGTATCGGCATATTCTTTGCGGAAATCGATACAACATTGCCTATTACTTTAGAGCTAAGACCTACTTTAAATACCTGGTCACCTTCCCCCAATCACAGGATCGGAGGAAGTTTAGTAGTGGCTACACCAAGTGATATTACAGCTTCTGGGTGCGCCCCATCTACAACATTCTCCTCTGCTACTGAATATAAATTTACTTTAAATGAGCCTGTATTCGTACCAGCAAAAAGCGTACTGGCTATCTGTTTACATACTTCAGCCCCAAGAAATAGATACCAGGTTTATACATCTAAAGATTTGGATTATGTGTTGAATGCAGCAAATTCTACCGAGATTTATGCACCCAAAACCAGTATTAGTTCTGGTGCATTCTATTCT